CAGTATAACCCACAAAGAGCATTGGCTAACAACTCTGCTATGTACGATGAGAAGCCTGATATGAGTCAGTTTATGAAGGAATGGTCTAGTTTGTACGAGAGTAAGTCAGGAGAACGTGGTATCTTTAGCAGGGCAGCATCAAAGAGACAAGCTGCTAAGAATGAAAGAAGAGATATCAATTATGACTTTGGTACGAATCCTTGTAGTGAGATTATCCTTAGACCATACCAGTTCTGTAATCTAACTGAGGTGGTAGTAAGATCAGGTGATTCAATAGAGTTTTTAAAAGAAAAGGTGGAGATAGCTACAATACTAGGTACATGGCAAGCTACGCTAACTAAGTTTCCATACTTGCGTAAGATATGGCAGAAGAACACAGAAGAAGAAAGACTGCTGGGAGTGTCTTTGACAGGTATCCTGGATAATAAATACATGGGAGAAGTAAACGATGGAACAAGAAGAATCCTTGAAGAACTCAAACAGGTGGCTGTTAAAACAAACGCTGACTTATCTGTTCTTCTCGGAATCCCTCAGTCGGCTGCTATCACTTGTATCAAGCCTAGTGGTACTGTGTCTCAGCTTGTTGATTCTGCCTCTGGTATTCATCCTAGACATTCTAGTTATTATATTCGTAGGGTTCGCGGAGATAAAAAAGACCCTCTTTCCAACTTCTTAAAAGAAAAAGGAGTACATACAGAAGACTGTGTGATGAAGCCTGATTCTACTGTGGTATTTTCATTTCCAATACAAGCTCCTGAAGGTGCTATGGTCAGAGATGATTTAACAGCTTTAGATCATCTTGAGTTATGGATGATGTATCAGAAGCATTGGTGTGAACACAAGCCATCTGTGACTATCAGTGTCAAGGAAGAGGAGTGGATGGAAGTAGGAGCATGGGTATGGAAGAACTTTGATGATATATCTGGTATATCTTTCTTACCTTATGATGGTGGTTCATACAGACAAGCACCTTATGAAGAGTGTACCAAAGAGGACTATGCAAAGCTCCTAGGTGATACTCCTAATGAGATAAGTTGGAGAGACTTGACTGAGGTAGATGATAACGTCAAAGGAGTACAGGAACTAGCTTGTACTGCTGGAAGCTGTGAGGTTCAATAATGAAAGTTCTTATTGCTTGTGAATATTCAGGTGTGGTAAGAGAGGCATTTAAGAAACAAGGACATAACGCATGGAGCTGCGATATTTTACCTACTGAGATTGAAGGACAACATCTGGAAGGGGATGTTTTAAATTTTTTAGATAGGGGGTGGGATTTAATGATTGCTCATCCTCCATGTACCTATCTATGTAATAGTGGAGTAAGTTGGTTACACAGAACAAAAGGTCGCTGGGAAAAAATGGTTGAAGGAGCTAAGTTTTTTAAAAAACTATTAGAAGCACCTATTAAAAAAATAGTTATTGAGAACCCTGTTATGCACAAATACGCAAAAGAAATAATAGGCAGAAAACAAGATCAAACTATTCAACCTTGGCAATATGGAGAAGATGCCAGCAAAAGAACATGCTTGTGGCTTAAAAATGTATCTAATCTAAAACCTACAAATATTATAATTAAAGATAGATATGCAAATCAAACTCCTTCTGGGCAAAGTAATTTACCACCTTCAAAAGATAGAGGAAAAATAAGAAGTAAAACTTATTTAGGTATAGCAAAAGCTATGGCCGATCAATGGGGATAAATAATGGGATATGAATTTACACCAATAACAGGATTGATGGTAGGGTTTGAATACACCAGTGATGTTGAAGGGTATAAGTACATAGTGATAGACTTTTTTCTAGTAAGACTTACCGTTCATATTGATACTCTATGATTCGAGCGGTATTGAATATCATCAAACACATAGTATTAGTATTGTATGTTAGTTATTTTGTAAACTTGTTTGCAGTAGGGTTTTTTGGAGAGTTTATAGCTGAAGATAAGATAGCGTTTCAAGAGTTCTTAGTTATCGTG